TACTAATGGCGCTCACATTTCTAATGGCGTGTGCGTGGGCTTCTCAGTATAATCTGTATATCTTTATAATCAAGCCGGCCTTGTGCCGGCGGGTAAAAAAAGATGTTAAAAAATATCGAAATGTGATATTATTTTCTCCGGAGGTGCCAGTGTATGAGCGTATTATCGAGATATAGAAATGAGTCAAAAGTAGACTTTCTTTATACGGCAAGACAGCTTGCCGTAAGTGTAATCAAATCATGTGTAGATTCCAAGAAAGGAAGATATACGGCGACGGTCTCTGAACCAGTTGCCCAATCAGCATGGAAGGTATACGAACATGTGAAGAGAGCAAATTCTATATATCCTACGAATCAGCATGAAGCACAGCTCCGGAGAGATCAGTTTCTTCTTGCGAAAGCAGAACTGTATGTTCTGGATTCCAAAATCGGAGTCGCTCATGAATTTTATCATTTCAGTGATCACGATTTAGATGAAATGGGTTCATTCATTGACAATGAAATGAAATTGATTGAAAAAATGTTAGATTCTGACCGGAAGAGATATAAGAATCTTCCACTATGAATTGGTTTTATCCTGTATGATTTTAGTACTGGTGGCTGCGGTCTGCGGATGCGGGCGGCTCTGTCGCCTTTCGCGCGGTCAATAACAATGGCAATTCTAATACTAATAACGCTAACAATTCTAATGGCGTGTGCGTGGGATCCTGTCCTTTCTACAAAGTAATCCCATGCGGGAGGAAATAAGAAACAGGATAGAAGGAGGATAAGACCTTCCTACTGAAAAGTGGGTAAATATACGTTCCGATGGGTCTGGGAGGACGCTGCTTGCATGGCTGGAGTTGCCTGATTATCTCCAGTTTCATTCCCAGTGACCCTATGCAGCTAGTCGGAAAATCGGGAATCATGCTGTACGGGGCAAGTTTTTAAGGAGCAGTTATGACGAGCGAGGAAAGAAGAGAGGCTCGTTATCAAAGAAGAAAAGCTGCAAGAGATGCCAATAAGGCAAAAGATAAAGAGATGCAAGACTTTAAGAAAATCTTTACTACAGACCATCTCTTCAAATCTTACAGAAAGTGCATAAAAGGGGTTAAGTGGAAGGCAAGTACTCAGAAGTACATTGACAATGCTACCCTTACATTGTACCGGACAAAGAAGAGTCTTCTTAATGGGACATTCAGATCAGATGGTTTCTATGAATTTGATCTGTATGAAAGAGGAAAACATCGACATATCAGCAGTGTTACCATTAAGGAAAGAGTTGTCCAGAGATGCCTCTGTGATTATAGTCTGGTTCCGTTGATGAGCAAAACGTTCATTTATGACAATGGAGCCAGCCTTGATAAGAGAGGCTATCATTTTGCCATTCGCAGATTGGTAAGACATTTGCAGTATCATTACAGAAAACATGGACAGGAAGGATATATCCTGCTGTTCGATTTTACAAAATTCTTCGATAACGTGTCTCATAAGGTTGTTGAATGGTTATTACGCAAACAATATCAGGATAAGTGGACATTGGGACTTATCCTTCATTTTGTGCGCTCATTTGGCAATGTTGGTATGGGTCTGGGAAGCCAGATCAGTCAGACTCTCGCCGTTGCATCTGCAAATCCTTTGGACCATTATGTAAAAGAAAAACAGAGAATCAAGGGCTATGCACGTTACATGGATGATGGATATCTCATTCATCATGACAAAGAGTATCTGCAGAAATGTTTAGATGAAATCGTGAAAATATGCCAGATTCTCGACATAAAAATCAATATGAGGAAGACTCAGATTGTAAAGCTGAGCCATGGATTTACATGGTTGAAATGCAGATTTTATCTTCTGGAATCCGGAAAGGTAGTACGGAAGATCTATAAACGTAGTGTGACGAAGATGAGACAGAAACTAAAGGCTTTCAAGAGACTGTATGATAATAAAGAAATGAACTTCGAACAGTTAAGAGGAAGCCTGCAGAGCTGGCTCTCTTATGCGTTGAATTTTGACGCATGTGGCACAGCAAAGAATACTGTCCTGTTAATTAAAGACTTGTTTGGTGTGGAAGAAACAAAGAAACTTCTGAAAGTAAAGAAACTTCGAAAAAACCGCATCAAACCAAAGATGAGGTATATTCAATACCTTGTCAGACAGATGCAGTATGCATAACAGAAAGGAGGATAAATGTTCTATAAGGCATTGTATGAAGGAAACGTAGTGGATGCTTACGATGGCCTGCAGTATGTTCGTTATGACGACAGGGCAAAGATGTTCCTTCGATGTAAGAAGAACGAAGCCCAGGGCGTTATTGAACGGAATGGGGCTTGTATCTTTCATGTAGATGGATGGCCAGAGTTCCCGGAAGAAGTACAGGAAAGAGTAGAATGTACCATCATTCTTGAAGAAGTGGAGGAAGCAGATTATCTTACACTCAAATCTCTTCTTGATGCTGGACAGACACCGGAGAATCCTGAACCAGAGCCTGAGCCAGAACCGGAAACGGATGAGGAGACCCTTGCATGGGCGAAGAATCGAAAGATTACTTTGTCAAAGACGGTACTCGCCTCTTATCTGGAGGCCAATCCTATTGTATCAACAGCTCATAACGGAGTTCCGGGCACTTATGCGGTTACGAGCGAGAAACAGCAGCTCATGTCCATGAATTATCAGACCTACCTTGTTAAAAAGGGCGCAGGCATGGAAGCCGAACTCACCTGGAACGAAACGGGCAAGGAATGCGAAGTATGGACAGAGGCAGAATTTGTGCAGCTGATTATTGAAATCGAAGCATATGTGAAACCTCTTGTATCGAAACAGCAGTCCATTGAGATGCAGGTGCAAGCAGCGGAGACTCTCCGGGAGGTGGATGAAATTGAAATCGTTTATTAAGATGTTCGCCCTTTTTGTAATTGGCGGACTTATTTATTTTGTGCTGGAAATGCTCTTTCGAGGCAGATCGCACTGGACAATGGTAGTTGTCGGTGGGGTCTGTTTTTTAATTTGTGGAGCAATCAATGAGATATTCGATTATGATATGTCGTTGTTGAAACAGGGAATGATCTGTGCTGCACTGGTCACAGGAGTAGAGCTTATTGCCGGCATCATCATTAATCTTTGGATGGGACTGAATGTCTGGGATTACAGTAATATGCCATTGAACCTGTTTGGCCAGATATGCCTTCCGTTCAGTCTGCTGTGGGTAGGACTTGGAATAGTTGCTGTCATAGTAGACGATTACCTTCGATATTGGCTTTTTGGAGAAGAAAAGCCTCACTATAAGTTGATTCCTTAAGAGCCAGAAATGGCTCTTTTTTTGATGGAAAATATCAAGGGAAGGAGGTTAAACGGTGTACGTAGACACACAAATGGTCGTCCAGTTCATCATTCAGGCAGCGGCTGTGCTTGGAGCATTAGGTGCTCTTTGCGGTGCGCTATATGGAATAATCCTGTGGTTTCAGAAACAAGGGAAGCAGTCTGTAGACATCGAAAAGCTTCAGGAAAAAGAAAAAGAAGATATTGATCGGCTGAAAAAGGAGGAAAAGGAAGATATCCGTCAGCTGAGAGATATGCATTCTGAAGACATGAAACAGATCAATGCAGAACTATGTGTTATCAGCTATGCGATGTTGGCATGTCTGGACGGCTTGAAACAGAAAGGATGTAATGGCCCTGTTACGGATGCGTATAATCGTCTGGAAAAGCATCTGAATAAACAGGCACACAATGTAGAATAAAGGAGGAAAAATCATGGAATTATTAGAAATTTTTAAGCAGATTCCAATGCCAATCTTATTGTTGGCAGTAGTAGTATTATTAGTTGTCACTCTGGTAATTGGTTACCAGTATCTGAAGCAAAAAGGTCTTGAAGGCATTAGAAATGATGTTTATCAGCTCATTCGTGTCGCCGAACATAAATATAATGGATCTGCAGAAGGAAAGCGGAAGTTAAAATGGGTTGTATCACAGGCGAGATTGCTCTTGCCGAAATGGCTTCAGCTTATCCTTACAGAGACAGCACTGGAGAAAATTATTGATAAATGGTTCAAAGGAGTCAAGGATCTGTTGGATGATGGGAAGGTAAATAATTCAGTAAGGGAATAAATGAAATCGATTGAGGAGGGCTGAAATCAGCTCTCCTCTGTTTTTTGTTTGAAGGAGGTATATTTTATGGCAAGAACAGCACAGTCCTATCTGGACGTATGGAGAGGTTGGAGAGGATACAGTGAAAAGAACGGGATGCACAAAGTCATCATTGACCTGTACAACAGTAAAAAACCTTTGCCACGAAATTATAAAGTACAATATGATGATGAATGGTGCGATACTACCGTTTCAGCAGCCGCAATCAAAGCAGACATGGTCGACCTTATTGGCAGAGAATGTTCCTGTGAAAGACACATCGAAATTTTCAAAGAACTTGGCATTTGGGAAGAAGATGGAACCATTACTCCGAAGCCGGGCTACATTATCGTATATAATTGGAATGATGGAACCCAGCCGAACGATGGATGGGCTGACCATATCGGTGTTGTAGAAGAAGTGAAGAATGGCCAGATTACTGTAATTGAGGGAAACAGAGGTCAGGCGGTGTCCGACAGAGTCATTTCTGTAGGAAATGGCTATATCAGGGGATATGCAATTCCTGATTATGAGAAAGAAACTGATCAGACACCTTCCTACAGTTCTGTTCTGGAGGATATTGGAAAACTGAACAGAGAAGTAATGTGGACAGGTACCGTAAATGCGACAGAACTGAATGTACGAAGCTGGCCAGGAACTGAGAATAAGAAGCTTGTTTCTTATCCGGTAATCAAACAGGGTAAAAAAGTCGGAGTATGTGCTACTGTCAGAGACAAAGATGGAGATCCATGGTATTTTGTAAAAATCTCTGGAGACAAGGGTGACAAGTTTGGTTTTGTATCAGCTGTATATATTACCAAGCTGGCGATGAGTAAGCCGGACGAACTGAAAGACGATGGTAAGATTACCAAGACTGTACAGTTCAAAGGAAAGGTAACAGCCAGCAGCCTGAACGTACGTACATGGGCAGGAACAAATAATGCAAAACTCAAATCTGTGCCATCCATCAAGAAGGGCGAAGTAGTAGAAGTCTGCGATGTAGTCAATGCAAAAGACGGATCCAGATGGTATTATGTCCGAATTGATGGAAAAGTGTACGGTTTTGTACATTCTGCTTATATAAAAGCAATCTAGTTATTGTTGGAAATCATTTGTCGAATATAACGAAATCCGTTATTTTTTAACAAATTCTATTATTAGATACCAATAAATGGTATTTTCTAATGGAAGGAGCAATGGCAAATGATAAAAATTTTACTGTCAAGAAAGCTTGGCGAAATGCGATGGACCCAAGCTGATCTGGCAAGAGCAACAGGAATTCGGCCCAATACGATTAATGAGTTGTACCACGAACTTGTAGAAAGAGTGAACATCGAACATCTTGATTTGATTTGCGAAGCTCTGGACTGCGAGTTGGACGAATTGATCATAAGGGTACCGAATGACGAGACCAGTATTCTTCATACTCGGCAAGGAACGAAGAAAGGCACCGCCAGTGCTGCAACACGCGCGATGCCAAAAAGAAAGAGGGATTAAAATATCCCTCTTCTCATTTCTTGCCAGTTCTGGAATAGGAATTTATCCAGATAATCTAAATCAAGTCCGGTATCGATATACCCTTGCCGGATAGTATCCACGTAAAACTCAGATGGTCTCCCCGGGAGAGCATCTTTTCTCATTATATAGACCATTCCTTTTGTGCGAGAACCGTCCTGAAGCGTCACAAAGACATTCTGCTTGTGATAAAAGGTCGGGTATCCTTCATATCTATCAAGGTTTTTCTCATCCTTACCGCTGATTTCCCACACTCCTACAGGCACGATGCTCCCTTTCTTTCTATAGATGGTGGCGTAAGAGCCAGTATGGCTCCCACGAAAGACCAGTCCCCAGTTCCTAAGCTCTCCGACATATAACAGTCGAGCATCCGGACATCGTTTCTTCATCTGTCTCATATTCAAATTACTTCCATATGCGATGTACAATTTCTTTCTAATATTCATGTAGCATATCCTCCCTTATGCCGCTACTGGAGTAGCATTTTCTTTCAATTTTTTCATCATGTGAAGTCTGCAGGTCTTGAATTCGTCACCGCTGAGGCCGAGTCTGTTGATTAAGATACTTCGCATAAGAGTGACTTTTTTATCTGCAGTATAATTATCTACATTCTTGAAAACCACACGGTCATTAGATTCGATTGCCCATGCAGACACTGCAAGGCAGAACTGTATGTACGCTTTGATTTTTCCAGCATGGAGTGTGCTATTGAATAATCTAAATTCAACAGTGCCTTTGCTGAAGTAGCTGTGAAGATTCAAAGCGTGGTATCTTGTGCGGTTATAATGAGAATGGTCGATTCCGCCAGCATAAGAATCATTGGCGGAACTGTACCAAATCTGTTCTGCAATTGTGCTTGTGAAGTTTCTCTCTTTTTTCATTGTTGATAAAAGTTCTTTTGAGATTGGTCTGCACCATCTGTTCTTTCTAGAACCAATATTGAGCGCCTCGTAAATAATATCCTGTCTGTATGCCATGAAGTTTACCAGTCTTCTCAAGGAAAGAGGCGTATGATTCGATCCATCTACATGAATGTGGATGCCACAGCTGGAATTTGCTTTACCACCGACTTCTCTAAATTTACGGATGATTGTCTGTAATGTATCGATATCTTCATAGTGTAAAGGCGGTGTAACGAATTCGACTCTGAATTCATCAAGATTTCCATATAATCCTCCGGTGCGTTCCGGGTCAATAGAGGAATCTCTCATTACTTTCCATTTACGGTTTCTGTTATCGATAATTGTTCGTGTGTAATAAGCATCTCTAGCAGGACCAGCAATTCTTGTTGTACCAAGAACTTCGGCAACAACCTTTGCTGCAATTTCTCTTGTAATCCCTGTAAATTCTACTTCAACTCCAAATCTCTGATTTTTTAACATTTCTGCCATGATATATTCCTCCCATTTTTTTGTATGCAATACCAAACATTTGTTCTGTGTTGTGTATTCAATGTATCATACGCCACTCCAATGTCAATAGAAAAAATAAAAAAATATGTACGATTTCTAATATATAATGTTTGACATCTAATACAAAATAGATTAGAATTAATATATAGAAAGAGAGGGGGAATCAAGGTGATAGAGATTAAACTTTCAACAATTATGGGGGATAGAAGAAAAAACATTCAGATGGTGGCAGATGAAACAGGACTTTCAAGAAGCACATTGTCAAATCTATACCACGACAAGGTTACCAGAATAGATCTTCAGACCTTGGATGTTTTATGTAAGTGCCTGGATTGTGAGCCGGGCGACTTATTAAAAAGAAAGAAGTAGCTTGAATGGTATTACATATTGTGGTAGTATTAAATAAGAAGAAACAGAGCAAAAACAACCTGAATATTTTTTCGAATTGATACTGAAAAGATGTTTAAATTCTCACGAGAGAGTCGTATATATTAAGATAAAACGGATAAAATGGACGAAAACTAGTCTTAAAAACACTAAAAATGCTTAGAAATACACTATCTATTATTGAATGGGAATAGAAAATTGGTAATAATTGTAAATTACTCTGGAAAATTCTTAAATATCGTGATTAAATAATATGCACCCGGGAAAACAAATTGTTTTCCCGGGTGTTTG